AAGACGCCCAGTGTCGAAGGAGGCTCACGGCTTGCGAGATGGCTTCAAGCGAACTCCAAGGGCGCGAGAACCTTGCAGAAGCGCAAGCGATCCTCAGAGAGGCAACAAGGCCGATTGGCGCGGGTGGCTTGGTGAGTGCCGGCGCGATTGACCTGACATCGAAGGTCAAGGGTTTTGAATCTTCCATCAGCCTCGTAAACGACAAGACGGACTGCAAGGGTTGGCCTGCGGGTCAGACAAGCATCATCGGCGCGTATCCGGGCGGTGGAAAGACGACACTCCTGCTTCAAGACTTCGCCCATGCCGCAAGCCTCAACGAGCGGGTGGTTTATGCGACGTTCGGTGATCTCAGCGGCAAAGAACTCATGCGGAAAGTCATGCGCCAACTTACGGGCTGGTCCGCTCCGCCAAGGCAAAGCGAACTTTACACCGCCGATCAGTGGCAGAGGGTTCTTGGCGATTGGCAAGTGGCATACGACGCGGAGATTTACGAGGCTCGGACGGTCCAAGGCGGGCTAGGGCGGAAGGTTGGCACGTTCTGCGACGAGATGAGGGCGCACAGCGACAAGGGCGCGGTTCAGCGCATCTACGTGGATTACGCCCAGAAGGTCCATCCCGACAGGCACAGCGGGAACCAAGTGGACGACTTGCAGCGAATCAGCGACGAACTCAAGGCGCTCTCGGAGGAACTTGATTGCGCGGTCATCATCGGCACTCAGCTGACGCAAACGGTGGAAGGGCCACAGCCGAAGGGTTGCCGCGCCGTGTTCGAGGATTGCGCGGTGGCGGCCTACGTGTTCTGGCACAACGGCAACGATCCCAAGACACACGAACCAACATGGGCACTCGCAAGGCCAGACGATGGTGAGGACCGCGTTCTAGTGAAGCTGGCTAAGGACCGCGTGGGGATGCTCGGGCGGCGCGAATACGGATGGTGTGATAAGCACACGACGTTTGTGGAGACGAGATGAGCAACCGCATCCAGTGGGACTCTCGGGACGCGGAGAAGGCGGCGGGGTAATGAAACAAAGAGACAGAGGAACAAACAGATACCTTGGATCAAAGCAGAAGTTCAAGACCGACGACATGGGTTTTGGCTCTCGAAACTTTGAGCATACGAGAAAGAGTTACGACCTAGCGGCAGACGGTCAAAGGCGATTGCTTGAGAACAGCTACGAAGATGGGTTTGCGCCTGTTGGGGCGGTAGCGAAACTCACTACTGCGACCTCTGGAGCCATTAAGCGGTTCGCGTTATCTGGCGGGTGTCGGCATGAAATCCGAACCCTGCAGTACGTGGACACGATGTATGTCGAATGGCGGCTAGTGCTAGACCATTTTGGCGAAGTCAAGGTGGTGAACGAGGCGGCAGTAGTCACGCCACACCACATTCCCGAGTACGACTACACCGAGATGTTGAGCGACGAAACAAGAGCGAGGTTCATTCAATGGAAAGCAGAAAACCAACCATAAACAAAAGCGATCTAGCGGATATGTTCAACACGATCCTTGGGGACTGGGCGATGATGGAGATGGACGGGCCAAGTGAGATCAAGCGCGTTGGCCCGGACGGGTTCCCAAAGGGGCCGGGTGACGGGATCGGGAAGGAGCGGGCGATTGCGAACTACTGGGCGGTAGAACACGCGATAACCGCGCTCCATTGCCCACGCTTCGCGTCTTGCGGGGGGACGATAAGAACGCACATCAAGCGTTCATTCTGGCAACCGTTACCGCGCTACGGTGAAGGGCTTACAGGGCTCCATCTGGAATACTGGGGGCACTTTCAGCCGCTCGTGCTGGAGAAGGCGGCGGAAGGGTACAAGGGGGTTGGATGACCGAACGCAATAGAATTCTTTGGACTTTGCTGGTCCTCAACATCATTTGCGGCATTATCGGGAAGATTTTGCAGAAGTGGTGAAACTTTTGGCTACTTCAAATCGTTTAACCTATTGTCGATGGGCATAACTGTCGATAAATTTTCAGACCGCTTCCAACTGGGGCGGTCTTTTCAATTTGCGACCACGAGCATGACGCGACCTGGCGCAACAATCCACCCCGGCCACGCAACGGCGGCATGACACGCCAATAACCGTGCGGGTGGGCTTGGGGGCATAGTCCCCCAGATTTACTACCGAGGCCCCTAAAAGGGCTGCAGGCTAACGGGGCGGCTAACTTTTCCGAGGGAAACCGCTCCCCCAATTTACTGACCGCAAAGACCTCCACTCAAGTCCCCGGTTCTCATCCTGCCGGGGCACCCTTTGAAGTTCATTCTGGTGCCACCACACCGCGACCTGAACCCTGTGACCCATGACCTATGCCACCGAATAAAGTTCTCGACTTGCATAAGCTCCAAGGCCGCTGTATCAGAGCGCGTAGTGCCATTGGGCGCGGCACTCGTTACAAGCTCGGCAGAGGCGGATTCCATCCCTTCGACGCGCTGCCAACCAAAGACGGGCAATGTGATTGCAGCGGGTTTGTAAGCTGGTCCCTCGGACTCGACCGCTGGCAAGGACGCCACACAAAACCCTGGTCGGCTCAGATCCCGTGGATTGAGACAACCGCTATCGTCCAAGACGCTAAGGGCAAGCAAAGATTGTTCAAGCAGATCGAGCGACCCGTACCGGGCTGTATCGTGGTTTACGGGGATCGGTTAGGACGACAAGGGCACGTCGGTCTAGTGGACTCGGTGCGGAGCGCAACGGACTTTGATGTCATTCATTGCTCGGTAGGCAACGACCGGAGCGGGGATGCGATCCAAAGAACCAACGGGCGGCTATTCGTCAAGGCTAAAGCTATCTTCTGTGTTCTGAATGAGGACTACGAAAACGTCATTGTGACGACTGTGGAAGGTGCGCTCTAGTGGCGGCGATGCTCACGAATGAGGGCGCGAACAAGTCCCTTCCGGTATGGCAATTCTGGTTCACGATCCTTGGCGCGGTGGTGAGTGCATCCATCATGTGGGGAACGGCGAATAACCGCCTTGCTAACGTGGAGAGCCGCCAAGACAAGACTGACGTGATTCTGTCCAAGGTTTACGACGGCATCAACGATTTGAGAGAGAGAGCCGCCCGTATTGAGGCGAACCAAGACAAACGACAATGAAAAGCATCTTTGCAAGCAAGACGGCATGGGTTGGGGCGATCATGGCTCTAATCGGCATCATTGACCAGTTCAGCCCTTTCATTCCGGCTGAGTACAAGAAGTACGCGCTGGCGGTATCGGGCATCCTCGTTATCGTGATGCGCCTATTGACGGGTGAGCCAATCGCAGGCACTCCAAATGCGAAGGGGGCTAAGTAATGCTAGACGGTTACGATACATTCACACCGATGACGTGGGCGCGAACGTGGTTCAAGTGGAACCCGTCGGTCGCTCAAACTTATTGGCGCTTCGCGGCCCCTACGTTTACATGGATCGGAATCATGGCATTGACCACATTGTTGGCTGGCGCATGGGGTATGCAATTCAAGGACCACGAGATGGGCGCAATGGCTTCATTTTGTTTAGGCGTGCCCGGCGGGATACTCGCTACCTTGGCGGCACTAATTGTTAGCGATAAGGTGAACGCATGATTAAGTTCCGTTGCCGTTTCGGGGTTCGGCTCCCGTTCTTCCCTAACCTTGGCGTTGTGGTGTTCTATCTTCCTGCTGAGATTGCTGGGCGCGTGTCTGAGGCAATCAACCTGCTTAGGCTGAATGCGAGCGGCGATGTGTCGAAGATCGTTTGGGAAGCGGAAGCGGTTCGATAAATATCTTGGTGGAGGCACTAAAAAATGGCTAGACCTGGAGGCGCACCGGAAAACATGAGACCCGCTCCACCTTGGAAGCCGGGTCAGTCAGGCAACCCCGCTGGCGTCACTAAGCATCTCGCGCAAGTCCGGGCGATCAACCAGACCATGTGGGCGTTGTATTGCCTTGGCGACCCCGAGTACGCCGTTTACGCGGCTAAGTACCCGGTACTTGCCCAACAGTGTGAGAAGCGGTTCGCGCAAGCCAACGACGGGCTACCTGCCGCGATTGACCGGGTGGACTCTGAGACGTTAGGCGCGAAGAAGCAGGTATTTAGCTTCAAAGACCTTGACGACGCGGACGACGAGACGATATTGAAGCTAGCGTCGATGGAGATCCCGAAGTGAAGTGCTGCGAGCCTGTTTATGACTGCGGGTCGGAACAATTTTTCCCGCCTATCTCGTGCTTAGTGCCCGCCGAAGTTGAACGAGATGGTAAGTGGTACTGCAGGTCGCATGACCCAGTAAGGGTGGCTAAAGAGTGGGCCGATAGAAACGCACGTTGGAAAGCGGAAGCACCCGAGAGAGAGCGTAAGGCGAGGCAAAAAGAACTTTTTGAGTCATTGGCCCCTAAGTGCATGAGGCTATTTAAGGCTGGCGGGCATACTTGGCCTGATGAAATAGTAGACATTCTGCGCGAGATCGTGGAGCTGGAGGCTAAGTGAAACTAGACATCTCCAAAGTTATGTCGGCTAACGCGGGCGAACTCACCCCGGAGCAAGTCGAGGCGGCACTTCGGGAGGCGAAACGGCCCAAGGGTACGGCTTGCGGGACGATTTCGGCGGCGGCATTAACATCTGAAAGTGAACCTAAAAGGCTACTTGCTCCGTCGGCTGGATATAACAGTTTCGACGAAGACGACGGAGCGTAACAGCATGAAAATGAAACCCAAGACTTGTCCGAAGTGCAAGAAGCCGATGTCCAAGTGCAAGTGTAAGAAGTGCTGACATGGAAGACGCCCAGTTCGACCTGAATATCCCTAAGCCTACAGCGGACCAAGAGCACTTCAACCGCGAATTCAAACTTGCTCCTTATGCCTTCCGAGGGACGTTTGGTTGGCCCATCCCTGAGCTATTGAAGGAAGCCGCAAAGCACGCGCAAGAAGCCATTGAGCACCTACGTTCTAAGTAAATGCCCGAACCCCAGACACTGCCGAACTCTTTGGAGGACTTTGCAGAGCGGTTTGAGGCGTTATCTGACATTGCGCGGGATCACGGCATTGAATCCCATATCATCCTAGCGGACCAAGACCAGTTAAGCGGCAATACGAAGATGGCAAGTCTTTGGAACGGTTGCGCGTATCGCATGATCGGGATGCTGGGCGTTGCGCGGGCTGACCTAGCGAAAGACACGCGGGAGGCTTAACTTGCCGACCGTCCAAGAGTTAGCGCGGCAAATCGCCGTGAAGCGCGGCCTAGTGCTGCCCGACACGGATAAGAGCCTGTGGCCTGCCCCGTATGATGAGGCGACGGCGGAGAGCTGCTATCGGTTCCTGACGGAGTGCATCTGGACGTTTGACGAGTCCACGGGTGAAGATCGCCCGATGCCCGATAAGGAGTATCTAAAACTCATTGTTGAGCAATGGCACGAGTGCCGAAGGACGGGAACCCCGCTCCACATTGTAAAGAGCCGCCGTTTGGTCGTTTCCTGGGCTATGGGGGCGATTCAACTACATGAGGCGGGTTTGAAGCGTGGACGCTATCTGATCGCCGCTGAGGTCTTCGAGGGCAACAACGGATCATGCGCGTTTGTGCACCGCCAGAAGTACCTGTACGACCAACTGAGAGCGCGTAAACCGGATTGGAAGCTGGACCCCTGCACCGCAACGGGTGGAAAGGGCGCGGCACAAAGCCAAGAGGTAGTGCTACCGAACGGCTCCATGTTCATAGCGGGCAACAGTGACCCGAGTAAGTTTCAAGGATCTGGCGCGGGCCATGTCCTACTAGAAGAAGCGAGCCAATACGCAGAGGTCGAACGGATGCTGTCTCAAGCGGGAATCAACACGCAAGGGCCTCCCGGTGAGGTTGGCGGGTTGGTGGTGACTATCTCGAACGCTACGGCCCAACCGGAGTTTTTGGAGTTGATGATGCCTCACGACGGCGAACGGCTCCTGACTTACGGGGTTGCGAGAGCGAGGGAGAACATGAGCGGCAATAAGATCATTGAGGTCCACTACGCGGCTGACCCAGAGAAGGGGCCGGAGTGGGCGGCTGAGGTCAAGAAGTCTATCCCTCACCGTCAATGGATGCGGGAATACGAAGGTGAGATCAACGCGCACGACGGCGAGGCGGTCTGGCCGGAGTACCGAGCGGAATACCATCGGCATAACGGGCTTTTGCCTTGGCCTGCTCGGAACAATGTCGGATGGCTTGTCGGGGGTTGGGATTGTGGCAACACGGCTAACCCTGCGTTCGTGCTGATGCACGTTCTACCGGGCAAAGAGCAACAAGTTCACGTACTGCTCGAAGTGGTGCCGGACGGTCCCGCGAGCATGGAAGTGTTCGCGGGCATGGTGTCTGCGAAGCTCGACAAGTTTTATCCGGGCTGGCGGGCGTACCAGATTGACCACCAAGCCGACCCGAGCGGCAACAGTTTCCAGGGTAACACAGGCAAGAGCGCGTTTGATATTGCACGGTCCAAGGGCTTTAGTCTGAGGCCGAGCAGCAACAACAAGGACGAGCGCATTGGCGCGGTTGCGTGGGCACTCAGCGATTGGGTTACTGAGGGCGAGTCCCCAAGGATCGTTATCAGCGCGGAAGGGTGCCCGACACTCATCGGCGCGGTGTCTGGTGGCTATGCGTGGCGCACAGACGGCGGAGCGGGCGGCTACCGGGTGCTGAGAGAGCCGAGAAAGGACGGCTGGAGCCACATCGCGGACGCGCTGCAATACGCGGTGATGAGGGCGCGGAAGCTCATTCAGTCCAACAATGTTGAGAGTCCCCATAACCGGGGCGTTAGAGGAAGGGGGACAAGTGGCAGATAGATCGTATGACATCGGCGAGATCAAAGTAAAGTTCGACGGGTACAAGGACGTGCCGGGCGTGAATGGGCAACTATTCCAAGACCTGTGGGTACTCCAAATGCTCGACGGCAAGCGTGAAGGCGTTTACGTTGAGATCGGGGCGGCTGACCCGGTGTTCATGTCGAATACCAAGTTGCTGGAGGAAGTATTTGGCTGGCGTGGTATCGGGGTGGAACTCGACGAAGGCCGCTGGCAAAACTGCCAAGTACGGGAGAACCCGGTCATCAATGCCGATGCAACGGAAGTTGACTACCGAAAGGAACTGACCGAACGGGGTTTGCCGCTTGAGATTGACTACCTAAGCGTGGACTGCGAACCTGCGCCCGTAACGTTCAAGGCTCTCCAAAGGGTGTTCGAGTGCGGCGTAAGGCCCGCGCTCATCACGTTTGAACACGAGTTTTACGCTGAGGGCGAAACGGTAAGGAACGAGGCCCGCGCTTACCTTGACGGTCTTGGCTACCATCTGATCGCTGAAAACGTCGGGGTAGGAACGATGTCGTTTGAGGACTGGTACGCGCACCGCGACCGGGTTCCTGCGGCTCGTCGCCATGTGTGCTCTAGCCTAGAAGAATCAAACGACGCGGGGGTTTACCTGTTTGGGCGCTGAACTGCGTTGTCGCGCTGGTCTAATGGCTGAGCCCGCTCCAATACCGGACGGGCTTTTTTGTATGCCGGGGAAGGTCATTGTCGCGGTGCATTGCACGGACGAACTCGAAGGCGAACTAGAGACGCTTGCGGACTCTGGCAACCGGGGCTATACGGACGTTGGGACGGTTATTGGCGCGGACCATCCGAGGTACAAGGCTGGCGACATAGTTTTGATGCTCCCAAGGTGGGGCAAGTACATCACGAATTTCAACGCGGGCGGCTACATCTACGGATGCGTTCGCTTCTTTGGGGACGAGGGCAAGCACGGTATCTGCGCTCCTTACGATCCCGACAAGGCATTTCTGGCAACTGTAGACATGGACACTCTTACCGTCAAACCCAAGAATGGGCGGGTTATCATCCGGCGCGACTCCTACGCCAAGACTTACGGCGCACTTGCGCTACCTGACACGGTGGGCGACCGCACGGGCGAGGCTGAGGTTCTAGCCGTTGATGAGTGCATTACCGACGTTCCGGTGGGCGCACGGCTCATTTATCACGCGGGAAGTGTGGACCGGGCGAGCGTTACTGACGAACTCGCAAAGAAGTACGGCGGCGACGCCAAAGACCTGGCATTTCTACCCTACGACGCGATTTATAGCCTGATTGAACGATGAGCACCACCCCCGACATCACCCTGGACATTGAAGGAAAGCAGGGAGGAATTGAGGGGGCAAAGACAGTTGACGAGCGGAAGGCCCTAGCGACCGACATCATGCTGATGGTTACGGACGCTGAGAACGCGAAAGGCACGCTTCCTGACCGCTGGGAGTCCGTAGAGGCCCTTTACAACCTTGAGGAGTACACAAGGGCGTACAAGCCGCACGACGGGGCTGCTGAGTTCTGTTTCCCGCTGATGACGAGCCGTATTGACGCGCTTGAGGCGAGCGTTTGCAACCCGATCCTCCAAGCGTATCCCTACTTCACCGCTAAAGCGAGTGGCGACGGGGCGATGAAGACCGATATGGCCGAAAAATCGGTACATTGGGTGTTCGACATCAACAACTGGTCGGCTCTCGCACGTCTTGGCGCACATATTGCGGCGATGACGGGGCGGACGATCTACCGAACGTGGTTTGATGCGCGGGTCAAGGGCTTTTCAGCCGATACACCGGACCTCCAGAGCTACGAGAGTGGTGAGGTTGAGTACGCGGTGCCCCGCATTGACGTAATCCACCCCAAAGACTTTGTGATTTACCCGCTCGCTGAGGCCCATATCACGGGCGCGAGGATGGTCGGGCACCGTGACTACATGAGACGGGCAAGCGTTGAGGAATACCAACGCGCTGGGATCTGGTACGCGGACGGCGCGGGGCTATCGGAAGCGGCGGCAATTGAAGTTGCGGGCAAGTCGCAGGAGTTTGCAAGGACTTCACCATCGCTGACGAGCATCCACGCTGATAACCTCATCCAGATTTACTTCCTTACGGTCAAATTTGACTTGAACAAGGACGGGAGCGAGGAATGGTACGAGGTTGTCTACGCGCTCGATACCGATACCCTGCTCGACATTAAGCCCTACATTTGGAGCCGTCCGGGTTACTTCGCGCCGGGGTTCCATCAGGAATACCGCACGTTCTTCCCTGCCACAAGCCACGGCAAGAAGCTAGAGCAACTGACGCTCGCTTACAACGAGGCGTTAAACCTGTTCTTTGACGGCGTGGAGCATAGCGCCTTCCCCGCGACGTTCTACAACCCGGATTCGGGCGGAATGCAAGACCAGTTCACGAAGATGCACCCCGGCGACCTGATTCCTACTAACGGGAACCCAAGCATCCAGCAGGTAGCGGTCAATTTCAACCCCCAAAACTTCCCAATGATTCTTGACAAGTTCGAGAACCTAGCGGACCAAGTTGTAAACCAGCCCATTACGAGTATCGGCGGACAGTTTGCACCGGGGACGACAGCGACGGCGGCGAACCAGAGCGCGGCAGGCCAATCGCAAACCCAGAACAAGAACCTAGAGGCGTTCGCGGGCAACGAGATGTGTTCAATGGCGAACTTCATCTTGGAGCTACTTGCCGCTAACCCCGAAGTCATCAAGTCGGTTTACGGGGATTCCGCGCCTTGGACAGATGCGAGCGAACTCCAATTGAAATGCACTTGGGAGGTTACGGGCAAATCCCAAAACTCTAACCCGCAGGTCGTTATTCAGAAGATTGACAGCCTTATGGGTGTCGTGGAGCGCATGGGCTTAGCCGACCGAGTAGACCGCGACGGGCTATTGCAAATGACCGTTCAGGCTCTCGACCTACCGAATACGGGCAGGGTTTTGTACTCGCCAGAGGAGATTCAATCAAATGCAATCCAGCAACAACAGCAGCTCGCCGCACAGCAAGGAATTGGACCTGCTCCAGAGCCAGGAATGGGCGAATATCCGCCGGTTCCTATGCAGTTTGAGGGCTGAGGACTTAGAGAGGGGGATGCAAGCCAACCCGCTGACGGCTGAGGGGCAATACACCAATTTGGTAGCGAAGGGTGAGGCCAAAAGAGCCGCGTACCTTTGCTCGAAACAGTTTGCAGAACATCTCTGCAATTACCTAGACAAAACAACCTAGAGAGACAAAATGACAGTCAATGATGAGCTGACTGGCGATGACGAACTGGTAATCGAACTTGAGCCGACTCCTGACGAGTTGGAACTAGACGACCAGGACGACACGCTGGAAGCGGGGGACGACTCTCCTATTTCACTGGAGCCGGACGAAAACGAGGAAGAAGACGAGGACGCGTTAGACGCGAAAGCCGAACTCCGACTCATCAAGCGCGGCAAATATCCTAAGCAAGCACAACCCGAGCCTGAGCCGGTTGACGACGACCCTGAGCCCGATATTTGGGACCAAGAGGCACACGCGGCATGGCGACGGCGGGACAATCAACGCCAAAACGACATTCTGAACGAGCCGATCTTGCGGCCTGCGCTTACCGCGCAAGTCGAAAAGAACCTGCGCGAGTTTTGCGAGAAGCGCAATGTCGAGCTGCCAGAGGAAGCCTACGAGAAACTGCGCGAGGAAGCCTCTAGCGGTATCCCGATGCAGGCTCTCCGCAACGCATTAAACCCAGCAGCGACGGCGAACATCTTTGCCGAGTTCTCGGCTGAGTTTGTGCCGGTTCCGAAAGCCGCACCGCCAAAGGCTACGCCGAAGGGCGCAAGCATCGCAAGTGGCGTTGCAACGACGGCCGCCCCGACCCAAACCCTGCAGCTCAAGGGTGAGGACGCGGACGCATACCGGAGCTGGGTGGACACATTCGGCGTCGGCGGCAAATTGTCCAAAGAGCAAACCGAGCGGTTTTTGAAGGCCATCGGGAGGAAGAAATGAGCGCAAGCACCGCAAAAAAAGTAACTGAATTCCCTATCGCCCCGCCGCCACAAGAGGCGAAGTATGAAGCGCGGGCCTCTACCTCGGAAGTCCTGCAAGGTCTTATCAACCAATTGAACGACAAGGCAGGAGAGACGGGCTGGCGGTTCGCTCTCATGCAGGGTCATGGGAAGGTGGACGAGGACGGAATCACCCGCATGAGAGCGGCAGGCTACGAGTCGGTCACGAAGGCCGAGCTTACGGCACTTGCCGACTACATCGGGCAACCTATCCCGCTCCAATCCAACGAAGTTTTGATGCGTAAGTCCTACGGTCAGTTTGTGGCTGATAAGGCTCGCGCTCAATCAGATCGCGATGCTCGCAATGCCAAGAAGGGGACGACGAAACTCGAAACCGGTGATGGGATTGAGGGCGAAGCGACGGCGACAAGTACGGTTGTCCGTGTGCAATCGCCAGTCACGTAGTCACGGCGGTTTTGCTGTTCATCTCGGGGGAAACGAGGACGAAAAATAAATGCCTAGCGCACAAAAATCTATCGCATATAAGTCGCTTTCCAACGATGGAATAGCGATCACTACTGCATTCACGGAGGCCACCGCCACCGCTAATGCCACGACCATTGTCCGTTCTGGATACTTCGTTAATCACGCATCAGGGCTTGTTGCTCTGCCTTGCACCGCTGCGGCTACAACCGCTGCCGTGACTAACGGATTCCTTGGAATGGCGGTCACTGACTCAATCGGTGCCGACGGTCTTACCGCTGTCACCACGACCAACGCCCGTTCAATCAACGTGGCTATCGCTACCCCGCAAACACTGTTCGGTCTGCCCTTCGCGGCTGGCACAGGTACCGCGTTTGCTACAACTTCAACGGCTCCGGTCGTTGGCACAACCTACCAGATCGGCTTTGGCACCCCTTCGGGCGGGGCTAAGCAGTTCTACTGCGATACGACCACGGTAAACCAGACGGCGGTCGCTACCAGCACTTCGCTGATCGGCACGGTCCATTCGGTCGTGAATGACGGCGGGGCTTACAAGCAAGTGTTCGTCGTACTCAACGGCGTCAACCGAGACTCCTTGACGGGGGCTCGATAACAGGGGGCTTAGGAGACAACACAGATGCAACTATCTACTGACGACATCCGTTACGCCCTCAATTACATTGACGAGCTTGTAACTTCATTCAACATCAAAGACCCGGCGATGTACCCGAAACTGATCGGGAGCGAAGTCAGCCACGACAAAGCGTATCTGCGCGTTGCCGAGCAAGCTGACTACACCGGCCCGACGGTGACTGCGGAAGGTGTTGCCTACCCCGAAGTCTCGACCTCGATGCCTTTCTCCCGCGACTTCACCGCGCTCAAATACGCGGCTAAGGTCACGACTTCCCGAGAAGCGGTCTTTACCGACCAATCGGGTAGCTGGAAGGGCTCCATTGGCTCCGTACTCAAGAACCCGATCAACCTGATCGCTCAGCGGTATCGAAGCCAGCGGGATCAGAGCGCATCTGATGCGTTCGCCAACGGGTTCACGGCTCCCTCAAGTGGTGGTACCCCGACGCTTGACGGCGTGGCTCAGTTCTCGGCACTCCATACCCTTGCGGGCGGCGTGACGGCGAGCAACCTAGCTACATCGGCTCTCAGCACTCCTGCTGTTGAAACGATGATTCAGGCGATGGGCAACATGAAGACATACCAGGGCGCACCTTGGATGTACGCGGGCTCGTTTGACGTGAAGGTTCCTTGGGGCCTTGCAATGCTGATGAAGCGGATCTCTGATTCGGTTCTCCAGCAGGGCACGAACGACAATGACAAGAACGTTGCTGGCTCGTACATCAACACGATCATTGACCCATACGCGACCGACGCGAACGACTGGTTTGCCAAGCCAAGCAGCAACGACCGAAACCCTCTCACGCGGGTCAAGCGACTGCCGTTTGAGACTTTCGCCCGCGAAGGCGACGGCGGATCACTCATCAAGACGTTCCACGAGGAATGGGTTGATGTGTGGTTCAACTGGCGCGGCACCTACGGGAGCCAAGTCTAATGGGCGCGTCGGGCAGACACGTCACAGATGCGGGCCGCACTAAATCTGCGGTTCTCACTGAGACGACTTCAACCGCTGCTGAGCCCAATGTAGAGTTGGTTTGCGAGCAAGTCACACTTACTTGCACGGCGGGCGGCGACGGTACTGTTTCGGTTCTGTCTGACGCCCGCGTGGGCACTGGACGCAAGTTCTACTTGACTGGCATCCACACCTACGTAGACGTAGCGGCTCACGGCGCAAGCAAGACGATCACCCTCTACGACAATAGCGACAACTCTGTTGCGGCGGCGGCGGGAACGACTAGCCTTGCAAGCACCACTTGTGTCTCCATCGGGGGCGCAACACTCGCGGCAAGCACGACCACTTACGCTGGGTACGCCTGTACCTCGCTCGCTTACTCTGGCGCAACGTCGGGGAAGGGTTTGTATCTTAAATCAACGGGTACGACCACGACCTGCGTTCTGTCTACATCGGTAACCGGGTTCATCAAGTAAGCCTTTAGCCCTGCGGCTTCATAGCAGGGCTACCCATTTTTCTCATGGCGATCTCTACTGCGGCGAATATCATTACCGAAGTCCAGGCGACGTATCGCGCTATTGACTCGACGACGGTCCAAAGCTATCTCAGCATCGTCATGGACGATTTGTGTAAGGACCTGCCCATTGTGGTGGACAAATGCACGCTGAAACTGACAGCGGACACGCAGGAGTATGCCCTTGCTACGGGCGCACCTTGGTATGCGTGGCGGACCACAACCGCAACGCAGGCATCAAACACCTGCGCGAGCCTTGTACGCATCGAATCCGCGCACTACATCAGCAGTTCCACCTCAAGAACCCCGTTGATTCCGACCACAGTTCAGAAGCTAGACCAGACCACCGAGACGCAAAACTGGCGGTACGACGATAGCGGAACGCCGATCTACATTTTCACGACCCCAAACAGTACGGGCGGGTTTTCTGTGGGGCTATACCCCGCGCCTGATACAACCTCTAGCGCGTCTGGTGGCGTGTATTACCCGAGCGTTGACTTCGTGTACCGCAACAAGATCGGGAGCTCGTTTACGGGCACGGCCACCATCCCATCTTCCATTACCAACCCCGACGTACTTGTTCAGGGCGTGCTCTGGCACATCTACAAGCGCGAAAACAACGGGGATGACGGGCCTTACTACCCCCTCTACATCAAAGCCAAGTCTAACTTGGCCGACGAGTTGGCGCGGCGACACCGGGAATACCGGGTCAACGCCGTGAACCAAATCCAAGCCCCTCGCGGGGTCTAACCCGGTCGAAATCTCCCCCGATTGACAGGCAGACGGCCCCGCTGGGAATCCCCTTCTATGTCCCAACCATCCACTAAGCAATACCTAAGCCTCTATTCGGTCGCAGGACAGCCGTACTTGGGGATGATTAGCAGTATTGACACGGCGGCACTCGCCCCCGGCTATTGGGAGCTAGGGCAGAACGTCCGCGCCCATAAGGTTGCGCTAGAGGCCCGGTATGGGGCAAGCGAGTTCATCCCGCGAACCGCGACCAACGGCGTCACCACTTCCACGATCCACACGAGCGCTACGTACAGCGGGCACAAGTTCACCGGGTCGAACCGCTACCTTGCGATCCTCAACACGTCTAGCACGATAAGCCTTTACCGCTACTACAGCGGTGCGCCGGCGGGTTGGGCTCTTTCTGCTTCCCCTCCTACGATCACCCCTAGCTCCGCGTTTACGTGGCTTGAGACGTTCACCCTTCCGTATCCCGGTACGAATATCTCGCTCCTAAACCTGAGTTCTACCTACGGGTATTTGGCTCTCCAAACGGGCGGGTCAAGCGCGTATGTGGGCGGCACGAACGACAGCGGCATCCCAAGCAATATGGCCTTGGTGCGGACGCTCTCCCGTCCGCAGGTGGCGACCACGAAAGCAGTTCCAGACGTGCTGGGTTACTTCGCTATCGGCGGGATGACCACCAACAATATCACGTCTAGCACGACGAACACCACCATTACGTCGGCAACGCTTACGGGCGTCGGGCAATACCTTTCACTCAACTTAACGACAGGTACAGCGGCAAGCCAAACGACGGCGTTTGATTCGACCACGACGGCGGGAAGTTCCCTCGCCTTCTCTACCGTCACCCGCGCAAGCCAGTTACAGCTTGTCTTTGGCGGTACGGATTCCACGATTTGGGATCGCATCAACGTTGAAGTTGGCAATTCCACAACTTGGTACTACGTCCACGTCAATGGCATCACCAAGCCACAGATAGCGACGGTTGGGGATCGGTACAACGCGGCTCTGTTTGAGTGTTCTACCGTCTACACCGCGACCGCGACGACTACGGCGGGTATCTCCATGCCGACAACTTCGGCAATTACCCGGATGCGGTTCACCTACGTAGGCACGACCAGCCCTGCGGCGGCTCTCACCATCCCGATTTATGCAGCAACTTTCGCTAGCGCGGTCCCCTTCAACACCCAATTCGGTCAGACGTTTTACCAGTCCTCTACGGCGTCTGAGTCTCCCCCCACGATCTGCGAGAACCAACCCGCCCCAAGCCTTGCATCGGTCAAGGGAACGCCTCTTGCGGGTGTAACGCTTGCGATGTCCCCAGCGGCGAAGTATCGGTACACGATTCGCTGGGTGAATTCGGAGCAGTACGCCAACTACGCGCTCACCTACGTAAAGCAGGGCGAGACGTTCTACATTCTCGACAAGTCCATTAGCGCGATCGCAGGAAGCGTGGACGGCACCGATTACCGCACCGTGGACGCCTTGGCGTTTGGCGCGTGGACTATGCCAAGCGAACTATGCCGCCCCATCCCCGGTGGTGGGCCAATGGCGCTCATGGGCGATAGGCTCTTTGTTGCCGCCCAAACCAGTACCATCCGCTCACAAATCGCGTTCAGCGAGAAGGGAATGCCCAACCGCTTCGCCTATGCGGTGGACGTGGTGCAGGGGCAAGTACAGCCCAAATCTGGCGGCGTGGCCGACTTTGGCAACGAGACGATTTGGGGCATCACCCCGACCGCTGGCAACCTCTACGGCTCCGATACGGGGCTAGTCCATACCGACCGTGGCGTTTACGCTATGCAGGGTGTGGACGCGCTCCAACTGTCCCGTCCGTCCAACGTTGGCCCATACGGGTGCATCTCCCCTTGGTCCATCTTCCGCTACAGGAACTCAGTTGGCTGGATCACCCCGGAGCGGGAACTGCGGATTCTAGGCGACGACATTGGAAGCCTCTCGGCGCGGACGATAGAGGACAAGTTACTCGGGATCCCGGCGGCGTACCTTCCCAACGTCACGGCGGCAGTCTCAAAGGACCGTCTCTACATCGGCTACACGCCAAGCGGCGGCACGACGAACACCCAGTGCCTTGTCTACGATGCGCGGGTGAACGCCTTTGTTTCGGACGACACCTTAGCGAACTCGTCAACCTACACGCGGCTAGATACGGTGCTGAACTCCACAGATTCCGCGCTTATCGGGTTCCACACGAACGGCTGGTGCTATCAGTACGAAGTCAATACGACGGGCGACCAGAGCATGGCGGCAACGACAACGACCGAGTCTACGGTTGAACTTCGCTCTAGGTGCTTATCGGACGAGTTCTGGAACCAGATTCGGATTGGCGACATCTGCATAACGGCGGACGATCTTGGTTCTGGCAAGACGCTCACCACGACGCTTACCAATCGCCAGACCGGGGCAACGGCTACGGGCACGATCAACATGAACGGCAGTACCTCGATGGTCTGGCGCAAGGGTCGCGGCTCGGCGGAGAACGCGCGTATTGGGCAAACCAGCGTCGGTGTTCAACTGAAGCTTAGCGGGGCGATGGCACCGGGCAAGAAGATTTACAGCATCGGCGTAGAGTCGGAGAAGGTTTCGCAGGTTGGCTACGATGTTGAATGATCTCGAAGCTAGACTGGCCGCGCTAGAAGCTACGGTGCGGCAAGCAAAGAACGCAAGCACAAGGACCGAAGGCTATGTCAATTATCGAAGGCAAACCGATGCAACTCCATTCCCTGAAACACAGACTTTCGCGGGCAATCTCTCGACTACTCTGGCAAGCGCAACTGGCTCGTCGGGTACTTCGACGGTTACATGGACTTCGGTTGATTGCTCTAGCCTGCTCCCCGTAACGGCGGAGTACGCAAAGATTTATTTCACCTTCGCCAAAACAACGGGGTTCGGCGGCACTAACGCCAAGCTACAAGTAAGACGGGACGAACAAGGCGACTCGGCGGTGTTCGATGTGGCGGCGATCACGAGCGCAAACGGCTCTGAGGCTTTCGGATCGGTGGAATTCGCGGTTCCGCTCACGACGGCGGGCGGCAGGACATTCCAATACCAAATTACCGGGACGGCTTCCGGGATCACATGGACTATGGCTCTAAGGGGCTACCACACACGCAAGAAAAGCGCGTCCGATGCCAATGGTGGCGCGGATGGTTCGGGCGGTGGTGGCGGCTTTGATACGGGCGGCGCGGGACTCTAGGGGGGATTTAGGACACAAACAAGATGCTTCAACAGGCAATGCAACCAATTAAGAAGGCTCCCGCGATGATGGGGAATTCAGGCGGCGGGTTCTCGGGATACAACCAAGTTTCCCCAAACAGCCCACAGGGGCAAATGAACGCGCTCAACAAGCAGTACCCATACGAAAAATCCCTCAAGTGGCGGCAGATGACTCAGCAGCTTGGGTACGCAGGGCAACAGCCAGTTTTGCAAGGGCTTACGTGGTACGGGCAACAGCAACCGCAGTACCTCAATATGCTTGGACAGGCAATCTCTAGCCTGAATCCAAACAACCGTATGGGACGAGTTGCAGACTTTCGGCGCGATGCGATGGGGCAAGGGCTTGACCAAGCCAAC